CCTGATGATGCAAGGATCGTTTTCACTCAAGACGCTGGCGCAATAAGCTGCTTTGGCGCAGGGATGCAGGTTTTCCTGAGCGAGAAGCTTGCAGCCGAGACCAGCAGTGGGAAATCCGTGACTCTTTATCATCAGCCCGGTCCTGTGCAGTTGAGCATCAAAAACAACATGGGGTGTGCAGGTGGCGATCTACGAGGCCTGCTGCTGGATTTGAAGCCCGGTTATTCGTACCAGGTTCGAGGGTATCGCGGCACATGGGATAAGGCCGAGCCGTTGCTCACGACGCCGGCGCCGTACAAGTATCGATAGGGCGCTGCATATACAAGCTTTGCGTATGGCGACCGCTCGGGGTTTTGGCGCTTCCTGCTGATGGTGGTAGATTCTGACCATCTTTATGGAGGAAGCCATGAATCGACTGCTTTTGATCGCCACTCTTTGTTGCTTGTCTGACCAGATTTTCGCAGCTACCGGACAGGAGACATGCAAAAAGATTTCAGCCATGGCCGGAGAAGCAATGGAGGCAAGACAGAATGGTGATCTGTTAGAGGATGCGATGGAATCTGTTGGCGACCAGAGCAAATTTTCGAATGCTATGGTCGCAAAAGCCTACTCAGCCCCGATAGTCAGCTCGGTAGCCAAGAAGAGGGTCATATCCGAGTTCAGAAATGATGCCTATGCCGAGTGTTATCGAAATCTGATTGAACCGATCAAATAGACAAGCCCGCTTCTGCGGGCTTTTTCATGCCCGGAGAATGATATGGCTCAGGAATCCCGCCTGGCGGTAACAATCGACTCGCGGGGCGCCAAGCGCAATGCCGATGACCTGACCAGTTCGCTTGAGCGCATGGAGCGCGCTGGCGATGCTGCTGCGACTTCGGCGGATGGCGTGAGCAGCAGCCTCGACGAACAACGCAAAGAGCTTTCCCAGCTGCTGGGACAGATCAACCCCACTGTCGCTGCACTCGGGCGCCTCGACGACATGCAGGAGAAGCTGGCCAAGCTCAATAAGGCTGGAATCGTTGAGAGCGATACATTCGTCGAGTACACACAGCGCATCAACACGATGCGAGATGCCCTTGGCGAAACTGCCGAAGGCATGAACAAGGCTGGCATGTCGGCCAAGGCCTACCAGGCTGCCCTGCGCGGCGTGCCGGCTCAGTTCACCGACATCGCTGTGAGCCTCCAGAGCGGGCAGGCTCCGCTGACTGTGCTACTGCAACAGGGTGGCCAGCTCAAGGATATGTTCGGCGGCGTCGGCCCCGCAGCCCAGGCGCTTGGCGGGTACATCCTTGGCTTGGTGAATCCATTCACCGTTGCTGCCGCTGCCGCCGGCGCGCTGGCCCTGGCCTACTACAAGGGCTCCGAGCAATCGGATGCCCTTCGAAACAGCCTGATTCTGACAGGCAACTTCTCCAAGGCGTCCGAGGCGCAATTGATCAGCTTGGCGGAGTCAGCCGACCAGGTAGCGGGGACGTTCGGTCAGGCTGCCGGAGCCTTGGCGCAATTGACCGCCGCCGGCGAGAATACAACCGGGAATTTTAAGCTGATCACGACCACAGCTGTCGAGATGCAGCGAGTCACTGGCAAGGCCATAGAAGAAACGGTCGCCGAGTTCATCAAGCTCGGCAAGGATCCGGTCGCTGGCATTGTCGAACTGGACGAGAAATACCGATTCCTGACCGCGTCGGTGTATGCCCAAATCAAGGCCCTGTCGGATCAGGGTAAAGCTGTGGCTGCTGCCGACTTGGCGGAGCGCACCTACGCCGAGGCGATGGGTCAGCGCACCTCCAAGATCCGCGAAAACCTTGGCGTGATTGAGCGAGGATGGCTCAATATCAAGGACGCGACAAATGAGGTCCTTGACGCCTTTGCCAGCATCGGCCGCAAGAGCGCTGAGAGTGAGCAGTCGGCCATTACTCGACTCCAGCAAGAGCTTGCCTACCGCACGAGTCTTCTTGATACAGGCTACGAAGATGACACCACCAGGTCGCGAATAGCCGAGATTGAAAAAGAGATCGCTCAGAAAAAAGAGATTCTCGACCTCAACCGAAAGACATTGGAAGAGGAGGAGAAGCGGCGGCGCATCCAGGAGGAAGGCCGCAAGGGGCTGGAAGCGCTGGATTCCTCATACAAGAGTGCGCTGACACAAACGCAGCGCCTGAATAAAGATCTAACAGACCTCGACAAGGCAAAGGCCAAGGCTGTTGCTGCTGGAGTCTTCACAGCTGCAGAAGAGGCAAAGTACGCCGCCGCCCGCAAGAACATCGAGCAAGAAATCGCGGACATCAAAACCCGCGAGGCGAAGAAGAACGCACCGAAGAACGTCAACCGTGGCGTGGCTGAGGCGGAAAACACCTTCGCCCGACTGTATGGGCAGTACGATCCAGCTGCTCAGGCCGCCAGGGCGCTGACCAAGGAACAAACCCAGCTCGACCTGGCGCTGAGCAAGGGCAAGATCACCCAGGAAGAGTACGGCAAGGCGCTGGCGCAGGCGTCGACGAATTATGCCGCGGCTATCAAGGGCGCCCAGGGGTTGACCCAGGCAGAGCAGTACCGGGCGCAGATGGAGCGGCAGCTGGCGACCCAGCGTATGGAGTACGCCGTGCAGGCCGACGCCGTAGGGATGGGCCAGAAGGATGCCACGCGCATGCAGGAGCGCCTGCGGATCGAGCAGGACACCAACAACCGCATCCTTCAGTTGCAGACCGAGCTGGCAAATGCCCAGGGCGAGAAGCAGCGGCAGGACCTGCAGGCGCAGATCGACATCGAACGGGAGTTTCTTCAGAAGCGTGTCGCTGCTCAGCGCGAGGGATGGTCCCAGATCGACCAAGCCCAGGCCGACTGGAGCAACGGCGCCCGCGGCGCCTTCCAGGACTACATGGACAGTGCCAGGGACGTTGCGGGGCAGACTCGCAACCTGTTCAGCAACGCCTTCGGCAACATGGAAGACGCCGTGGTCAACTTCGTGAAGACCGGCAAGCTGTCTTTCAAGGACTTCGCTGACCAGGTAGTGGCCGACCTCATTCGGATTCAGGTGCGCCAAGCGGCCGCCGGCTTCCTTGGCTCTGCCCTAGGATTCCTAGGCGGAGGAGGGGGAGCAGCGGCTGCAGGCAGTGGCACCATGACCGGTTTCAGCGAGACGATCTCGCGGTCTGGCTTTGCGGCTGGCGGCTATACCGGAGACGGCGGAAAGTTTGAACCGAAGGGTGTTGTCCACGGCGGTGAGTACGTGGTCCGTAAGGAGGTTGTCAGCCAGCCCGGAATGCGCGACCACCTCGATCGGCTCAACAGGAAGGGGTATGCCAGTGGCGGTTATGTCGAGCCAGCAGCGATTGCAACACAGTCTTCCTCGGTGCTCCCTGCAAACCAGACTGGACTACCCCCTATCGTTCAGCACATCAGCGTTCAAGGCACAGCCGACGACGCAACCCTAGCCCGCATCCAACAGGCAGCCCAGAAGGGCGCTCAGGATGGCTACAACCTGGTTCTGCGAGACCTAAAGACAAACGGACCAGCACGCCAACTGATCGCTCGCAACCGATAGATCAAGGAGTACTGCATGGCTCTCGCATGGCCGGCATCGCTGCCCGTGTCTGAAATGACATGGGGCATAGTAAATAACAGCCGGGCATTCACCTCGACGCTGTCCAACGCTCAGCAGATCGTGGGTCAGCCAGGGGCGTACTGGCAGTGCACCTTGACCTTCGGTCTGCTCACTCGGGTGCAGGAGCGTCAGCTTTCGGCGTTCCTGGGCGATCTGGATGGCATGTTCGGCACCTTCAACCTGCCGGCGCTCACGCGGCGTCGCACCGATAGCGTCGGCAGCCTCACCGTGGTGACCGGTACGGCTCAGTCTAGATCGATGCAAGTTGCCGGCGCTACACCTGGTTCGCATGTGTTTGCCCCGGGGGATTACCTCACGGTTGCTGGTGAAATGTTCGAAGTGGTGCGCCCGGTCACCGCCACCGCCCAAGGCCAGGCGGTCGTCCCGCTCAACAAGCGGATCAGGCGCACGCTGACGCCCGGGGCGGCGATCGAGTACCTCAATCCCTACTCCGAAATGCGGATGACCCAGGACACCTGGGCGATGACCGTGCGCCCGGTCGTTTCCAGCGGCAGCTATCAGTTCAGGGAGGCTTTCTGATGCCCTCGACATTCCCCTTCAGCCAAAGCGTGGTCGATATCATTGCCACTGGACGATTCATGACTGTCTACGCCTGCCAGCTCGACTTCGAGGATGGCCCGGTCTACGCGCATACCGGCACCGGTGACCTGGTGATCGACGGCATCACCTACCTCGGGGTAGGGCAGTTCGGCGAGGTCGGGCAGTCGCAGGAAAGCGACAACTCGAACTCGCCCATGTCCGTCGACCTGGCCCTGACCGGCCTGGACAGCTACATCATCACTGAGACCAACATCCGCGGCTGTCGTGGGCGGTCCGGCAAGCTCCTGTTCGTGGTGTATGACGAGCAGGGCAACTACGCCGCCGACATCCTGTTCTCTGGCCGCATGGACGCTGCCACCTTCTCCTACGCCGGCAATGGCGAGGACGGCAACAAGATCACCGTGCCGATCGTGGACCGAATGGCTGAGTGGAGCCGCACCGGTACCGAGCGCTTCACCGACGAAAACCACCGCGCCAGGCACCAGGGCGACCGGTTCTTCTACGCCATCGCCCAGATGTCCGAATGGCCCATCTACTGGGGATCCAAGAAGGACGCCCCGACGTTCACCTACGAGAAATAGCCATGCGCTACCGAGACTGGACCACACGCCTCAGCGAAGTGATCAAGGCCGCCTTAGAGCGGCCTTTTTCATGGGGCGAATTCGACTGCTGCCTGTTCGCGGCGGATTGCGCGGTAGCGGTGTGCGGTACCGACCCGGCCGAGGCCTATCGCGGTACCTACAAGACCGAGGCGGGGGCGAAGCGGGCACTGAAAAAGCGTCACGGAAGCCTCGAGGCGGCCTGGGATGCCTGCTTCACCCGGGTGGCGCCGGCATTCATCCAGCGCGGCGACATTGCCATGTACGAAGCGCCCGGCGGCAGGTCCATGGCCGTTTACTGGGCAAACGAATTCTGGGCGACCACTGACGACGGGGTGGCCCGCGTGGTGTGCGACCCGCTTGCAGTCTGGAGAGTTGAATAATGTCCGGTGGCGTCAGGAAGATTGCTCAAGTCGCCGTCGGCGCGGTCATTGGCTTCGTTCAAGGTGGCCCGGTGGGCGCCGCCATTGGTGCTGGCCTGGCGTTCTATATGGCCGAGCAGCAGGAGAAGCTGAACACCAAGTCGCCGATGCGCGACAACGAGCCATCGGCCCAGACTGTCCGCTCCTCCAAGGCGCCTGCGCGCTTCATCCTTGGCCGTGTCAGCACCGGTGGCGTGCTGGTCTGGGCGCAGGAGCAGGTCGGTGATCAAACCGATGGCGAGTGGCTGCACCTGGTCTACGTCCTCTGTGAAGGCCCGGTCGACGCCCTGGAGAACATCTACCTGGGCGAGGAGGAGATCGCCACCTACGGCGAGCATGCCTCCTATGAACTGGTCGTCAACCCGACCCAGGTGAACGCCTTCCTCAAGGCCAACTGCCCTGACTGGAAAGACGAGCAAATCGGCCGAGGGCTGTCGTTCGTACGCCTTTCGCTCAAGTACAGCGCCGAGAAGTTCCCATCCGGCATCCCAGATGCGCGTTTCATTGTGCGCGGTCGCAACGATATCTACGACCCGCGCAGCGGCATGACCGTGTACACGGAGAACACCGCGCTGCACATTCTCTGGTTCCTGCGCAACCGCTGCAGCGTGCCGGACGATGAGATCGTGTTCGAGACGTTCGCCAGCGGCGCCAACGTCTGCGACGAATCGGTCGCCAACCCTGACAACACCACCAGCCCGCGCTATCGCAGCAGCTGCGTGATCGGCGCCGATGAGCAGCGTACCAACGTTCTACAGAAGCTTGAAGCTGCCTGCGGCGGACGGACCATCCGTGTCGGTGGCCGCTGGATGTTCCAGGCCGGGGCCTACTACGGCCCGTACGGCATCGAGATCACCGAGGACATGGGGATC